CTTTTGTTTACATCAGCAGAATTTAAAAAACTACTTGGAAACATATTTTGATAATCCACTTGAGCAGGTGTCCTACTCATTAAAGGCATTGTTGTTCGTGCTCTTTCTGCTAAATCTACAGGAGTCGTCTTTGTTATGCCTGAGTCATAAGGGTTGCTAATGATTCTTTCCATGAAACTTCTTGTATCAGCACCGACGTATGGATTTGCTGCCATTCTTGCTCTATAAGCATCGGTAAAAGTTTGACCTGTTGATTGGTCTCCTGTAGTATTTGCTAAATCCAACATTCTTTGTTTAAACAGCTCAGAATTATCTTCATAGCCCATTGCGTTTATCTGCTCGTCTATCAACCTTTTGTTATCTGAGCCACCTCTAATATCCCCTAGTAAAGACTGACCAAAATCTTGAGCAGGGGTCATAGTTGGGGTTGGGGTTGGCTCTGCTACTCTAGGCGAGAAAAGAGAATCAAAGTCGAAACCACCCGTTGCGGCAGCATCTTTTATATTTTTCTGTACGTTTACAAATCTGCTACTTCTTAAATCAGGATTTTCATTTAAAAGTCTCAACTGCCTGCTTTCGTTTAAATCATCTAAGAATCTTACAGCACCGCCAAGACCAAAAGACTCAAGACCTCTTCTAAAAGGGTTGCTTTCAAGAGAGCCACCCGGATTATATTGGGCACTTCTGCGGTCTTCTTTTTGTTTTTCAGAATATCTTCTTTTGGGTGTTTTTATCCCTACATCTTCAGGACTTAATCTTTTAGACCTCTTAAAACCACCTTTAGGTTCTTCGTATCTATATGTTTTCTTTCCTGTCTTCGGGTCTGTGCTAAATTTTATTGGCATCTCTATCTCCTATTGTGTTAATAGTCCAAGCAGACCACTTTGCCCGCCTAATCCGCTTGCTATTGAACCAATTCCTAATAATGTCGATGCAAAACTTGGTGGCGGTTCTAATGATGTTGCTGTTGAAGTCTGACCAATACCAACTGTTCCTGCACCTGCGGCAGCTAACAAAGCATTGAGTCGTGCTTGGTCTGCTGCAGTTTGTTCTGCTATTTTTTGTTGCTCTCCGACAATATCTCTTGTTGCCATTGACCTCTCTAATTCGCCTGCAGCACCTAGTGCACCGAGTCTTTGTAAGTCGAGTGCCTGTACTTGAGGTATTTGACCTGCAGCTTGTAATTGTAATCCTGCAGCCATACGTTCTGCGTCCGTAATACCTGCAGCTAATCCTGCTCTTCTTTGTGCTTCTATGTTTTCTTGTTGTGCGAGTATCGGTGCTATGGAACTACCTATGCCACGACCAAGTGCTGTACCAAACGCATCAGAGCCTAGACGACCTGCTCTTGAATATTGTGAGGTAATGTCACCGGTTACGTCAGCAAGCCTGTCACTTATAACTTGGTCTAAATAACCACCGCCATAATCTGCTTCATACTGCTGTCTTAGCAAATCAGGACTTCCTATGCCACCGCCTAGTATCGAACTGATTGCTCCGCCGTACTCGCCCACTCTGCCCGTATCACCACCGAATGCACCAAGACCTTCTATCTGCTGTGTCTCGTAAACATTCTGCGGAGCAAAACGTGCACCTTGATATACCTGTGGTTGAAATCCCTGAGCAGCAGAAAATGCAGCATCTTGTGCTTCCTGCAAATATTCAGGTATAACAGGTATTTGAGTAGTCGTTTGTGTCGATGTACTTCTACCTTTACTCATCGTCTAACCTCTTTTCATATTGTATGTGTCGTTGTTCCCAACCATACTCGTTAAGATATTTTTTCCATGCTCTACGTCCATATCCTTCAATATGAGAGCAACCGTTTGTCTTCCCTAGTTCTTCTAATATAGGCATCACGACAGGTAACCATTCCTTCATGCGTGTGCCTGCTACAAAATCAATAGATAATGCCTTAATCTTAGGATATTGCGATACCCTAGTTGTTAAGACAGCCTGTATATATTGTATTCCGTCTCTTTCTTCCGTTACCAACCAAATAAGATAAGCACCCTGTTGTGCACCTTCGTACAAGTCTTTGGTTTCTATTCTGTCCGGTGTTAATCCTACCGCTTTATTAATAATAGGCTCAACATATTGCCACATGTTTTCTAAATGTTCTTTTGGTATCGGTATAAATTGCATTTCCCTTACTCCTCTTGTTAACCTGTTACAGTATATATATATGTCCTATCAGTCTGAGGATTGTTCCTATGACTTAACGTAAAAGTGTGTTTTCCCCTAGATGATATATATAAATGGTTCAGCTCAGTAGCTGCGTTACTTGTCATAGGTGACCATAATATTACACTATCCTCACCTACACGATAATCTTCTATCGTTGTTGTTCCTGAGTTAGCTACTACAGTAAATGTACCTTTTGCGTTGTTCTTTCCATCAATAAGCAAGTTTACAGCACTCGCTACATCTCTTGGTCTAGCACCCTCAGCAGGTAATTTACGATAGTTAAAATCTGCCATTAACGTCTTCCTAATGGTTTCGCATCAACATCTATACCTAAAGCATAGCGAAAATCACCTGTAGTTTCAACTTTAACTCGATGATAGCGACCACTAGAACGCACGTTACATAAGTTATCCGATGTAATAGCTCCTGCATTTGTAAAGGTCACATCATCTATTTGTCTGCTACGGCTACCCACACTTACTGACAAGGTTGGTTGCACATCGGGGTTTTTTGCTGTGACATAAGGTGTAATCGAATTAATTACAGAAGACCTCATCGGTGCAATTTCAAACTCTTTTGATGTAATCGTTGCATCAAGTATAGCACCTGTAAATGACTGTATCTTTTGGTCACGAGAACCACCTAATACAAATGACTCACCTTTATAAATAGGGTCGTCAAATGATGTAGTCAAATCATCTACACTACCACTAATATTATCTAATTGCTCTAAGCTATAGCCCGGTATCATTACAGTACCTAACGACTCGTGTGCTAATTCTAATAATGACCACTTTCCTACAGAATAATTGTAAACCAATATTTTGTCAGGCTCACCATCATTACTGTCGTTTGACACAAAAGACCAACATACCACTTGGTTGTTTGGGTCAACTGCTGCTGTCATTCTTTCAGGGAAAGCTATGTTAAAATTATCATAAAACCATTCGTCTACTTTTTCTGCACCGATAGGAACAGAACGACTACCATCGAACATAAAGAATCCATTTGGTGACAGATAGAATACTGCTGTTGAGCCAAGTGCTACAACACTTCCCGGTATCTCACAACCATTGTTGGTTTCTACTCTTTCAACTGTAAAGATAAGAGGTGTACCAACATATTCAATTCTTGCTATCCCTCTTTCTAATAATACTGTACCTGTCTGACCACCAATGACAGCAGTAATTTTACCACTATCAGGTATGTCTTGTATGTCTGATTGGTCAGTACCTATCGTCCAAGATTGTGAGTCGTTAATCGAACTCCAATATAGTCTTTCTTGGTAATTCGTAGACCCATAGCTTACATTTCCACACACAACAAAATCACGAACAACTGCCATATGCTTTGCTGCAGGAGCACCTGTTACATCAGAAAATAATGTGCTTGTTCCAATTTGATATTTTTGCAGTATTTGATTATAACCACTTGCACCAATAACATATTCACCAAATTGAACAAATTTCCATTTGTCTTCTGTATCAAGTGTGTAGTTACCTGACTTGGATACATTTGCTAAACTCGAGTCTGATGCGTCGTATTTATACAATTTGGTACTATCACCTGAAAACAACTGAACTGTATCACTTGCATCGTGTGTTGCATAAATACCACGAATATAAGAATCTGCTGCACCTGATATTTGTGACATATCTCGTGCAGGTCTATAACCTCTTGCACCGGGCAATACATTTACTGCTTCTAAAACACCTGAGTTACCCAAGTCAGATTGGTCAGGTAACCATTGTCCAAATTCTATCATGATGCAATACTCCAAATAACATTAGTGCCAGACACATCAGTCCATTCTTCGCCAAGAATTTCAGCTAATAACGAAGTGCTAACAGAAATGTTAGCTGTAGCAGATGTTGATTTTATCCTAAACAAATCAACATCACTTGAAATTGTCAATTCAGCATCATCGATTGATGGAGTAAATATGACTGTAGGAAGACAAGATTGTGAAATTCTAATATTATCACGAACACTAACTGTTCTAAATCTATCAATGCCTGCTGCTTCAGTTATGGCAATCTCACCTGTTCCACTAATATTAACTAAGAAGTTGGCAGTAGCATCAGTTGTCATAGATATACTATCACTTGCCGATACAGTCGGTACACGAATAGCTGTTGCCGACTCAGTAAGTGTAATGCTGTCTGTTGCAGATACTTCATGTGCAACAAGGAAGTTTAATTCCTCTACTGTTGCTGCATAAGTATCTAGATTCTCTACACTACCCCACCCATCAAGCTGTTCAACTGTTGCTGTCCATTTTCTTAATGTAGCATTTGCAGTTGTGGTAAATCCTATACCACCTGTGCCTGATGCAAGTAATGGTTGTAGAGCATCTAGTTGCTCAAGAGTACCATAAGCATCTAGTTGCTCAAGAGTACCATAAGCATCTAATTCTTCAAGTGTTGCCATTGGTCAAAGCCTAAGCTGCAGTTATATCTAACTCGCCTGCACCAATTCTTAACACATCACCTGTTTCTACAGTCTTTGATGATGTAAACGCACCATGAACTAATAAGTTACCACCTGATGATGCATCGAATAAACCATAGTGACTAACAGTACCCCAATTCGCTGTTGCTACAGGGAAATCGACAGCAGAAGTGTTATCTGTTGTACCACTTGCTGCAGCATCAAATGCAATAGATTGTCTTGCATAAGAACCACCTGTTAATTCTGTTCCACTATTGTCATCATTGAAACTAGCTGTAGATAGTCCGATGTAAACAGTAGCAGGCATTGTGTATGATGTTGTTCCGAGAACATGGTCTAAGACTTTATTCTCTAAATAATCTGACATAGCTGACATTGTTATTTTCCTCTATATGTTGTTTTCATTGATAGCACTCCCCCATATCGTGCTTTTTCGGTATCACGAATAATTTCGTCCATGATTCTTGTGAACAGTTGGTCATACTGTGATGCTCTTGTTTCGTCCATCAAGTATGTATATGCGTTCATTAACGACCCATACAAATATGCGTCAGGGTGTCTAATTAATATCGTGTTATTGGTATCTTCATCGCTTAGTGCTTGTACGTTTTCGCCATAAACGATTTCTAAAGTGTAGGCAGCATCAGGTATTGGTCTTAATAGTATTTCTGTTCCAACAATACTGTATGCTTTTGGTTTGCCCTGACCCTGTCCGGCATAGTCTGTGTTTATCATTTGGACTGTGTAATATTCCAGAGTTTTTGCAGGGTCGGTATTTAGTTGAACATTTCTAATTTCCCTCAAGTCTGTTGGCAAAGAGATATATCCATCACCTGCAACAGTTGTAGCAGTCGCTCTTTTTTCCATAGAACGAGTATCGAGCTCACGACTCATGCGTGCTTCTGCTAATCGTATAAAATCAGGAATTTGTGAGGTTAAATCATCTCTTGCTAAAAAATTAGCAATAGAAGTCTTTAACTCACTATAGTTAGAAAATGCCATTAAATTAACCTACCATTCGTTGTTCTAAATGCTTGGTTATCTGCGTCCTGTAACCAACGATACCATGCTTTAGGATTCTGTGCAGGACTACCAAACTTCTGTAATAAATCGTGATATAAGACAGCAGGTATTTCACCAATCTTTTGATAATGTTTTTGGGTATTCCCAATCATATCACCCGGTCTGTGATTGTCTAATTGTGCCTTAGCCAAATCCTTAATGGGGTCAATTTTTTGTTCTGTCTTAATTATATATTCTTGTTCGTTGGCATCATATTCCATTGTTGTCTTTTTGGAAATGCCGTCTGTCGAAATAACTTTTTTCATTTTATCCCTCTAAGTGTGAAGTGGGTGCAAGGGAGCAACACCCACTTCTTTTTGGTTTATTATGAACCTGATAGTCCAATAATTGCTGCGTGTGCTTTAGGTGCTTTGACCATAAGAGCATACTCAGAAATGATTGCAAACTTAGTTGCATCACCTGTAGGTGCAACATCAGAAACAGAGAACTGTCTGCCCGGTAAGAAACCAAGACATACATAGTCTTTGTCTACGACATAGATTTCACCATCACCTAATTGTCTATCAACAACTGCTTCTAGTGTACCGAAGTCTGATAGGTACAGAGAAACAGAACCAACGATAGATGCTTCTTTAGGTGCTGTTGAAGTGATTTGGTTAGTTGCTACTGAACCTGATGATAGACCACTAAAGTTCACCTTGTTAGATGGTGACATTACTAGCATTGTTGGTGAACCACCATCGATGTAAGCAGCTTTGATAGCTGTATCGATTTTAGCTAGTGTTAGGTCATCAGCAGATGCAGCTGTTAGGTCTGCTGTGTCTGAGCCATCGCCTGTAGCGAATGATGTAGACGCATCATCTGATACTGCACCATTTGTAATCCAAGTAATCAGTTTAGCTGTTTTTCTTGGGTCAGAAGAAGATTTTGCTTCGTTCTTAAATAGTGATTTTTCAATATCACGTCTTTGCTCTAGACCTTTAATTACTTTAACGTATGCAGTTTCTTTGTCACGACCTGCTTTGTCAACCACATCTAATGTGCCTGATACTGAAGCAGCTTGTGCTGAAATTTGGTGTACGTTGTTAAGTCTTGATGTAGCTGTTGGGTTTACATAAGAATAGTCAGCACCCTCATTTACATAGTTTGTATCTACAGCAGCAGCTAGTTCTTGAACTTGCCACTCAGTTGTAACA